GGTCGTTCCAGTTTGTTGATAAACCGTTTAGCTGCCCTAATAAATGCAATGGGATACTTTTGTACTTCGTTAGTCATGTGCAACCAAATACATCCAGTATCGCTGATACCAAACATACAAATAGGTTTGCCGTCTTCTGTTGTAGCTAGGTATGACTCGTCATTCATGACGTCATACGCCATTGTCAAAACAGGCTGATAGCCTGCACGGTCTAGGTCTTGAATGCCAGCTTGCAACAAATCACCTGCAACTGCAGGAATATCAGACAGGGTGGCTTGTCTAATATCAATCTTCATAATTAAGATCGTGCATAGAATCGATTACCAACTCTTCCTTCCCAGTTCATAGCCAGCAAACTGACAGGGAACGGTGTATCTCCAATAATGTTGATCTGAAGGTTTTGGTTTCGTTGGTAGAGTGGTACATCATGGACAGCGTCAGCACTAAGGTTGACGTTATTTAGTTCATAGGTATATGGCTGTGCAACGTCAATGGTCTTGTCAAACTGATCAATACCATCAATGTTAATACGGTAAGTAATCGGTCCACTTAGACCAACAGCTACTTTGATACGGTGAATGATAATGTCACTTGTGAAATCACTACTTACAAAGTTTCTACTAGATTCCGTTAGGAAAAACTTTGGTAGTTCTACATCCATATTATAGATGTATCCTACAACAATATCATCCCCTCTCAGATCACCGTCTAATGTGAAGGTTGTGCCTGTAGCTGTAGGGTAGAATACAGAACCAGTGCTGGTATCAATGGCTGCAAGCCTTCGGTCTTCTAAACGTGTATAGGGTAGTGTTATAGTCGTTTCATCGTCATCTTCATCGTATTCCTTTTCAGGATTAACGACAAAGTGATCTAAGCATACATCAGTACGTTCACCTGTGGGTAAAGTTAGACGCCCCTCTTCGTTAGCTTGAGACAGGTCATAAGAATTGAGGAATACTTGGTTGTCTGTTTCAACAACTGCAAATAATGTATTCTGATCAAAAAACTGTAGAAGTAAGTTACCAGTTAATGTCCAGGTGTACCACGTACTAACACGTCCTTCCTCTTGTGGAAGAAACCTGAATTGGAACAACCTGTTCTCACCAACAGTGCCTAGAGACAGTAAGGATTGAGTTGATGATGCAATGAAACTGTCAACATCTTCTGGAATTAGTTCAGGAACAATTACTGAGGTTTGAGCCATCGTCGGTGCACGTTCTGTGCTTATGTCAGCTATTTCAAACACACGTGTAAACAGGGGTGTTTTAGCGACAAACGCAATAGACGTACCCAAACTTACAGCTTCTACTTCATCATCACATTCAAAAGAACTAAGAGTATTGATTTTTGCTGTGGTTGGACTAAGAACATCACCATCAGTGCTCAACACAAATTGATCGCGTTCGCCAAATAGTACCAAACCGGCACTAGAGCTGCGTGCGTATTGGAGCACAGCAGGACGTGTGGACGAAGCAGAAATATCAATTGGATCATCATCGACAGCTTGGACACCAGAAGAAGCAAAAAAGTTGAAAAAGTCACCGGCTCTGCTCATTACAACAGAGTCGCCAGATAGGAATCCAAAACGATTCCTGTAAAAAACCATGTTTGTAATTGTGCGTCCGATGAATGATGGAGCCGGATTAGAATCATCATCTCCTACAAGACGATCGTTCCAGTCTACGGGTCCAAACTGAAAGGAACCATTTTCCTGGCGTACAAGTTGATGGGGAAGTGTATCTGGATCTAATTCAAAGTTAATAGCACGAGCTGTAGTTTCGACCCACACACCAGGTCCATTGACCACAGCATTACCATTAGCTAACTCACCACTGGTTTGAAACTCTAAAAATAAATCGTCCTCAGTAATATCAACATTATTCACAACCCTTACAAAATAACCATTATGACATTGATCTGGCAGCTTCGATACATTCGAGATAGTATCTTGGAACACTACAATTGCATCTTCCTGTGAACCGCCTGACGCTTCAATGCGTAGCGCCTGTGTGCTTTCAATGTAAATACCTGGACCTACAACTGTTGCAGTTATGTTGTCAAGGTTGTTAATTGCATTACGTAAAGCAGTAGCAATGCTATTTGCATCGTTTTGTGTTGGGTCATCTGTATCTACATGACTAGGAGTGTTGTGCGTGACTGCAGTGCCATTCACAGTAACAGTGTAAGAAGCATTATATGCAACAACATTGATTGTTACAAATGCTTCATTGACAGCAGCATCCGTTGTCTGGTCAGTCCACGCTACAGTCCGTGCTTTATTGAGAACAAACGTGAAATCATTGATAGTAAGAAACTCAAGATCTTCTGGATCAGCGTCTCTTAAATAATCACCTTCTGGAATTGTTTCAATGTCACAGGCATTGATCTCTGCCTGTAGATTAGTAAGTGCAGTAGCCTCCGCAGTCTGAGCGTTATCATAAGCAGTCCTAGCGGCTGTTAGATTATTTGTAGCGGTGGTTAGTTGCGCAGCAGTGTGTGTAGCTGCAACTTCTTCTTCAAGCTCAAAGACACGGAAACCTTCTGCTGCTAGCAAAGGTTGCTCGTTTGTACGCTCCTTCCCTCTGCTGAATGCATCACCAGTAACTACTGCTCCATTTCGGAAGAAAATTTCATTCCCATCTTCATCTCTTCGCACACCCGTTCTTATAGCATCGTTAATACCACCAACAGGGTAGGCAGTTGTTGTAACAAAAGTGCTAGTTGTTGTGGTATTGCGGCCTGCTTGTGCAGTGGCAAACTCATCTTGCCTTGTGTTTAACGTTTCTAACGCATCTGCTGTAGTTTCTCTTGCAGTGTTGTAAGCTACTACGTCTGTTTGGAAATTGTCGTAATTACAGTTTGCAGGAATACCGTTTTGACCAGGTGTTCCCATAGTGACCATTCTTGGGTCACCATCGTCAAGATGCCAAATACGGAAAATGTTGTTGTCGTACTGACATACATATCTTTCGTCTGTATCTCGAACAATTGAAAACCACCTACCACCTGTAGATGCATCTGTAAGTGTGCTTACAAACTCACCACCAGGCCGTTTTAAAAGGCCTAGTGCATAATCAGGATAAACATTGTCAGCAGCAACAACTTGTCCGGGTTGTTTACGAAGATCAGGTTGTTGAGAAATACCCAACAGCAAGTTGGGAATCCGTTGGGTAATTGTTCTCATCGCATCAGTGCATTAAAAGGTTGGTAACTGGTATAAAAGTCTTGTCCGTTTTTGAACCCGAACATACTGTAATCACCTTGATTGCAGTCATACTCGACTGCTGCAGCACGGGTGTAACCTTCCTGTTCAGTAAGAAGTTGGTAGACCTCCCTGTCTCCGATCATCTTAGTCGCACACATCTTTGCAGCTCGTGCAGTGATGTATTGTTGAATAGCAGGAGGTACATCTGTAAAATCAAAAAGCCACACAATGTTAGCTTTGATAGCTTTAGTAAACTCGTAAGTGTGGTGCATACGATCGTAAAGCTTTCCGCTACGACGTACAGTATCGAGTTCTACATTTTGAGTATTGATGTCAGTATCCATTGCCAATGCATTGGTAGGATACGCAATTTCATTAGTAGTTGAATCAGGATTTAACGTGTAGTCACGTTCAGTATTAAAGATCCAACCCTCAGCTTGCACTTGCTTGTTCACCTCACGCAAGGTGTTGAGGACAATTGCGACTTCCGGGTTTTGCAGATCGAGAGTGGTGACAGGAGCCTGTCCCACCGAGCTAAGTATTTGATTTACAGCATCCAGTTCGGTGGACACAGCATAAGTAGGAAAAGGCATATCTGTCTAAAAATAAAAAAAAGGGACCCCGAAAGATCCCTTGTAAAATAAATCAGAATGCGGCAGGCTTGGTAGCGGTGCCAGCAAACAGTTCCACTGCAGCAGCAGGGTTCAGGTAGTCTGCGCCCATGGCGAGACGACCCAGGATCACGTCGCCTTGGTAGACCACGGAAACGTCACCACTGGTGACCTGGACCTGAGGGCCGATAGCTTCCACGCAGCCAGCGGCTTCGCGTTGGAAGATCAAACCACAGGAGTTTGCGAATTCGGTTTCTTCACCGTACTCGTTGTTGATGCCAGTGACATCGTTAGCAGCATCTTCCA